CGGCGCATTCACCGCCGTATCAGCCGGTGCAGCAGCGGCTTCACGCGACGCTTCTAAATCGCTGTCCGGTATCGGCTTAGCAGCTGCGGCGGCCGGTAAGCATGCTGGTGACGGGATGCAGCAGGGTATGCGCACCGTCACCCGCTCAGCCCGCGATGCTGCAACGCAGACAGTGCGCGCCCACGAAGCCGCCGCCGTAGCAGCCGTAGCCGCGTCACGGCGCGCCGCTCAGCAGACAAGCGGGCTCACCGGGCAGCAGTCAGCAAAATCAGCACGCACCGCAGCCGCAGAATCGCAGGCCGCTATACGATCCACAGCGGCGGTAGCGGCAGCGGCGGCGCTCACTAGCGCCACCAGCATACGGGCCGCGCAGCAGGGGACGGTGCGGGCTATCGCCGAAACGTCACGGGCGGGGCAGGCGGCTAACGCAGCTTTGTTCGCTAACCGTGCGGCGCAGGCCCGACAGTCCGGGGCGCAGGTAGTGCAGGCTTATAGGGACACGGCGGCACAGTCCTATGGCGTGTTCTCCGGTATGACGCGGGCGGAGAAAGCGGCGCGCCGTGAAGCAGCTAGGGCCGCTATAGACTATGCGGGCGGCATCACTACCGCTATGGAGCGGGCCTCCCTCAACTCGCAGAACGCCTACAGCGGCCTTGCGTCTTCCGTCGGGGCGTCTTTCAAATCGGCGGCTGTGAGCGCCCGCGACCACATCCTGAGCATCGGCCCCGTAAACAAGCTCGTCTACTCCGAGATGGCGGTGAATGCGCGGGCCGGGGCCGCCGCCACCGCATCATCGGTGCAGACCTACGCCACCGCCGCCCGCAACACCTACGCGCAGATGCGGGAAAACAGCCGCCAGGCTGAGGCGTCTTCGCAGTCACTCACCCGCTCTATCCTGGGCAACCGTGACGCAATGGATAAGCTCGCCTCTGGTAGCGCTATCGCCGGGGCCGGGCTACTAGCCGCATTCGCTTTCCCCGTGAAGGCGTTCGCAGATTTTGATGCGGCCATGTCCGGCGTGCAGGCCGCGACACACGAGACCGCATCGAACATGAATCTGCTGCGTGAGGCCGCGATCAAGGCCGGGGCGGACACGAAATATTCGGGTACCGAGGCGGCTAACGGCATCACGGAGCTTGCTAAGGCCGGTGTGGAAACATCGGACATTCTGAACGGCGGCCTCGATGGTGCCCTGTCCCTGGCGGCAGCCGGTGAGCTTCGTGTCGGTGACGCCGCCGAGCTTGCGGCTACCGCCCTGACGCAGTTCAAGCTCAAGGGCAGCGACCTTAACCACGTGGCAGACCTGTTGGCTGCTGGCGCTGGTAAGGCGCAGGGTAGTGTCGGCGACCTCGGATACGCGCTCAAGCAGTCCGGCCTGGTGGCAGCGCAGACCGGGTTCAGTATCGAAGAGACCGTGGGCGCCCTAGCCGCGTTCGCATCGGCGGGCCTCATTGGCTCCGATGCGGGTACGTCGTTCAAGGTCATGCTGCAGAAGCTGCAGAATCCGTCCAAGGAGACGGCAGAGACAATGAGCGAGCTGGGCCTTAGCCTGTACGATAACCAGGGCAAGGTTAAGAAGCTCTCGGTGTTCGCGGGCGAGCTGAAAGCCGCTCTGAAAGGAATGACGGCTGAGCAGCGTGACGCTACGCTGGCGCAGATTTTCGGTTCTGACGCTGTGCGTGCCGCCGCCGTGCTCTATGAGCAGGGGCAAGACGGTATCCAGGGGTGGATTGATAAGGTCAATGACTCTGGTTACGCGGCCGAGACAGCGGCTATCGCGCAGAACAACCTTAAGGGCGACCTTGAGAAGCTGGGCGGGTCTATCGAGACGCTTTTCATCAAGTCCGGTTCTGGTGTGGCTGACGCTCTACGCCCGGCCGTGCAATGGCTGGACAAGCTCGTTGATGGTCTTTCGCGTGTCGATTCTGGCACGCTCACAACGGTTCTCACCATTGGGGGTATCACTGGTGCGCTGCTGCTGGCTGTGGCTGGTGCCGCGAAGTTCGTTACTATGGTGCACGCTACACGCACGGCGCTAGTTGAGCTAGGTTTAGCCGGGCGCAGCGCCTCAGCCGGTGTAGCCGCATCTAACGCCCAGATGGAGGCGGGAGCCGCAAGCGGTGGTAAATTCTCCGGTGTGGTAGGGAAGCTGGCCCGTGGATTCGGCTACCTCTCCCTAGCTGTAGCTGGTGCTGAGGCGATAGCTACACCTTTCAAGAACCTTAACGCGCAGACACCGGGCGTGGAGAAAATGACTAACGCCCTATCTGAGAGCGGCGGCGAGATGAACCGCATCAACGACATTTTCAAAAACGCGGAGTTCACGAACGGGCGCGGCCGGTGGGCCATGCACGGCACCGAAGAGGGCATCAACGGCATCAACGACGCGCTGAAACGCCTCAGTAACCAAACCGCGTTCGACGGGTTTAACGGCATGGTTAACAACCTTGTCGGCTCTAAAGGTTCGTTCGATCTGCTCAAGGATAGTGTGTTGCAGGTGGACGAGGCGTTGGCGAAGATGTACGGTGAGAATCCGCAGCGCGCTACCGCGCTCTTCAAGCAGATAGCGGACGAGGCGGAGCATTCGGGTGTGAGCGTCAGCAAGATAACCGAGCTTTTCCCGAAGCTTGGGCAGGCTGTCACCGACTACGCCAATAAATTGGGTGTAGCGCTCACCGATGAAGAGAAATTCCAGGCGATGAAGGGTCAGCTGCCCGAGAAGCTGCAAAAGGCCGGGGCATCCCAGGAAGAGCTGAACAAGAAAATCAAGGAGGGTACGGCCGCTACCAGTGAAGCCACGGACGCTATCGGCGAGAACACTAAGAAGCTTGACGAGAACGGCGAAGTGGTAGAAAAGGTTGAATCCCTTCTGTCTGATTTCGCTAAGGCTTTCGATTACTTGGGTAAGGGCTTCCGATCCTATAACGACTCTATGGGTTCTTACTATGAGTCGCTTGAGAAGCTGGCGGAGGCTTTCAAGAAAGGCAAGACCGCTTCCTATGAAATGGGTTACGGTTTTGACAACGCTTCTAAGAGCGGCCGTGAGCTGAACAAGCTGTTCGGGTCTGTCGCTAACGAAACGAACAAGGTTGCCGTTGCGGCTTCTAACGCCGGTAAATCGCAGGAAGAGATCCGTGCGATTTATGAGCGCGGGTACCAGACGATTCGAAAATATGGGTTCCAGGCGGGGTTGTCGTCTGAGCAGGTTGAGGACTTGGCGCGTGCCGCTTTCGGCCTGCAAGACAAGAACATTAGCATCAGTACGTTCATGGATGATAACGCCCGGGCGGTGGCTAACCGCACCGCTAAAGAGGTGAACGGCATCCCTAACCAGGTGCACGTCGCGGGCGGCACTATCGGGTTCGACCAGGCTACGGGCAAGGCAACGCAGCTGCGTGACGCCCTGGGTAATATTCCGGGGCAGAAGAACGTGAACGTGCAGGCGCAGGGTATCGAGGAGACTAAAAGCGGTTTCAGTGAGGTTGCTAAGTGGCTTGAATCTATGCCCGGTAACAAAGAGATTGAGATTGATGCGACGGGCACGTTTGATGCGTCCTCAGCTATCCAGAGTGTGGGTGACGCGGTGAACGCGGTACCCGGTTCGCATAACACCGATATGACGGCTACTACGGGTAATTTTGATTCTGCTGCGGCGATAACCGCCGAGTCTGTGCGGAACCTCCCGAAGTCGCATAACACCGACATGCGGGGTGACGCATCGAATGTGAACCGTGCAGCATCGCAGGCGTCAGACTCGGTGGGCAAGGTTCCCGATAGGCATAACACTGAGCTGAACGTCGTCGGTCTCGGCGGGTTCGTAGGTAGCGTGCGCCGCGCTATCGACTGGGTGTTTTCAATCCCTACTGTCCGCGAAACAACACTGCGGATCAGGAACATTACCGAGAATATCACTCACAAGATCGAGACCTACCGTAAGAAGTTTTTTGGATTTGCCTCCGGCGGGCATGTGGGTGACACTATGCGCGGCTTTGCCTCCGGCGGTCTGATTAGCGGCCGCCCCCCTGCGGCCCCGCATGTTGATAACCGGCGTGCGGTGGTTGAGGATACGGGCGAGCCTATCCGTGTGCGCTCCGGTGAGTTCATTATGAACGAGCTGGCTACGCGGCGTAACCGGCCGCTGCTTGAGTTCTTGAACGCCGGGGGTAACCCGCGTTCGGTGCGTGGCTTCGCCTTTGGTGGTTCGCCCGCGCCGGTGGGGTTCGCGCCTGCACCTGACGCTAATCTGCGGATTGGGGAGCAGATAGCGGCGGCGTTGAGTGGGTGGAAGCCGGTAGTGGAAATTTCGGGTACTAAGTTCTATGGCGTTATGGCTGAGTCGCGTACCCGCGCACGCCGG